CCTGAGTAATTCTTCTTGGCGTGTTTCTATTCTTGCTAAACGATCTGCAAGACTTGAACCACTATTCGGTGTGAGAGTCCACAACCAACCTTTAATAAGATAGCGCAGACCCAAAAAGAAACTTGTCAGCACGGCGGAGACGGCGGCGGCTAAGCCAGCCCAATTTGAAGCATCCATTATTTCGCATTGATTCCGTAGTCAACTTCAGTACCTGAAGATGGGTCAACGGCTTTAGCAATTGGGGCAACAATAGAACCTAATAGTGCTGCGTATGCTGGATGTATGTCAGCTACAATTGCAAGGGCAACTGTAATTCCTGAAGCTGCTACTGCTCTTAAATAAGACTTAATTGCAGCCTTATGCTTTTTTGATAGTTTCATCTGTTCCCCCTAGTAGTGGTATGTTAAATGGTTTGCCATCTTGATTTGATTTAAAACTTATATGGATGTGTGTCTTATGTGGATTTAATCCTTTGTATTTAACCCAACGCCAAAAAGATTTAGCACTACAAATCTTGCCCATAAAGATCACATAAAGTATGCGTCGATCACCTTGTTTTGCTGCAAGTCGTATTTGATCTGCCAAATAGATAGCAATTCCTTGTTCTTCAGATAAGCGAGCGTCAATATCCAATGCGCAGACTTCACCTCGTTGGTTGGGATTATGTTGACTGACTCGAGACTGGTGACGCAGATCACCAATCCACCCATCCAAGCGCTTAATACGATCTGCGAACGCAAAATCTACCTGATCTCTAAATTGAGACGCAGCCTTTGATAACCAAGGCTTCATTAGCCAAGTAACAATTTTGCTTCATCGGCAGTTAAGCCAAGACGATCAAGAATTGCTTGGCGTGCTGCTGCCTTTGTTTCGGCTTCGGCTTGTTTGGCTGCTCGTTCTGCCTCGGTTATTACCCTAGATGCTTCAAGCTGTGCAATTTCATCGGGTGTAAATTCTCTAATTGTTTCTTTACCTGTTTGGATGTCAATAATTCTTTCAAAATACATATCAAGCACTCCCATACACTAAAAATGAACCATTGTTAAAACCCGAACCATTTGTCAATAATGAAATACTTGTGACTGTTCCTGTGTTATTCCAAACACCACCACCGATGTAAGCAACATGGGAATGACCTGTAGATGGAGCACTACCTGTAGCAGCGTTCATATACATTTTTTTACCAGCGCTGTTACACCCAAAAAGAGTTATATAACCACTTACTCTTGATGCTGCGTCTCCACTTTCTTGAGACATTCGAATTGATGTTGCAGCAGGAGCACTTTCAGATTGCAAAAAAGTTGAAGCATAAGTTGGTGGCCCGTTAACAACTACTCGGTAATTATCATAGTTAGTTGCAGAATCTGTATTAACTTGTATAGTAAATTCTGAATAGCCACCACTATCGCCTACAGCATTAAGCAAAACCATTATTTGATCTTGTCCTGAAATACCACTAACTGTAACTGTTGAACCGCTTGTAGTTGTACCAGTTCCCAATAAAGTAAAGTTTTTACCACCACCAGCAGGTGCAGCCCATTTTAATCCTGTAGCTGTTGATGAATCTGCTGTAAGGACAGTATCATTTGCGCCAACACCAATTCTAGTATCAGTAGTTGAGTAAGTATATAAATCACCTTTAGTAGTCAATGGTGATGAGCCACCTGATTTAACTACCCAAGAAGAACCTGAATAAACTTGAATAACATCTGTATCTTTTAGATAACATGAGTTACCTTCTTGAGGTGAGGTAACGGCTGCATCTCTAGCTGCTGCACTAGCAAACACCCAAATACCTTGCATTAAATAACCATTTACATCTGATGCACTTAATACATCACCTGTATTAAATGTCTTAAATCCTGCGCCTGCTGCCATAGTGTGTTCTCCTTTAGGGTCTAATTATATCTTAATAGGACAAAATATCTTCACCAATAACACCGTATGTGCTATTGCCAATTATGAACCCATCCACAATAGGCTCAAGGGTTGTAAAATTTCCAACAAACGCGTTAGGGGTGATATCCCAGTTAATACCTTGGATTTGCAGGTTTTTAGTGATAGTTGAGCCGTCGGGTTGGATATTACTTATTATTACATTGTCAAAATAATCAAGGCCAAGTATTGTGCCATTAGGCACTAATGGGTCATAAAGGTCAACAGTCATGTTATCAATACGGATGGTTGTAGTCGATCTAGTCGCCACATATATTGCAGCTATGTTTGCTGCATCTGTATCTGTCTGAACTACTAAATCACTAAAATTAACCACATGAGGGAAGTATTCGGCGACTGAGGCAGTATCTGTATAAGTCTGAGCAGTACCACCAACCCTAGTTACCGTAGATTGATTTACAATAAGTTTGTCATCAAAAGCAAATACTAAATTTTTGTAAGGTATGTCACCTGTTTGATTAAAAGCAATTGTAGTGCCACCGGCTGAAGATATTGTGTCTGATCTATTTTTAAAAACAGCATCTCCTTCAGGGTCTATATAAAATGCGCCTTGTTCTGAAGTTTCAACATTTTTTAAAGCTGCTAATGCTGTTCTGTTGCTAGCAGGGTCAGCCTGAGTCAAAGAATCACCTGTATCTATTAAACGCATTGAAACAGGAAAATCAACTGTATCCAATATCTTGTTAATTCTTGTTCCAGTATCTTGACCTGCTGCCTGACCTGTAACTGAGGTAATTGCTGCCATTGCAAATAATCTAAAAGCATCACTAGCTTTTATATCTACATAAGAAACATTTTCTGCCTGATCGTAGGTATAAATATAATCTGTTGTATAACCGCTAAATAGAAAATAATTATTGCCTGCATAGGTAGCAGATATACGCAACTTTCTCAATGGAGTTAAGTAACCAAATAGATCAGAACTGGTATTTTGTGGATTAAACCTACCTGTTGGGTCATAAATTCTAACCGTGCAAGTACCAGCCTCATAGGTATCTCTACCAACATTTCTGCCACGGTTAATTTGTATGCTACGAGTGGAAGGCGTCAAGTCTAAAATTAACGAGGTTAAAGAGTCAGAAAGAATATCTGTTGAACCAATTAGGCTTTGTCCAATGATAAATGGGTTGCCAAATGTAGCCCCTGAACTAAAGTTTAGGCTGACATCTAATACAGGTAAAGTCATGTTATCTATTTGGATTTATGGTTGAGAAAGAACCTGAAGCGGATGAGTTAATAAGGCCGTTTCTAAGTTCATCTAACAAGCCTTGAGTAGCACCATTAACATTGATGATGGTTGTACCGTCTCTGTTTAATCCTTGAGAAAGATTATATGCCTCAGCTTGAGCTTGTAACCTATAGCTCATTGCCGCCATAATTGCTTCACTCTGCGCAATTGTCGCAGGCTTTTTTTGTAAAGCTTCCAATTGAGAGGCGGTCATTTTCTGCTGAGGGTTAATGTCAGCAAACATAACCCCGTTTTTAGTAAATGGTGCGGCTATTGCATCTAACGCCGGTGATGAGGTAAAACCTTTACTTGAAACAGCAGGCATACTACTTAACAATTTCATCATCAATAAAATCTGCTGAATTAAGTTATCAATGTCTGTACTCCAGCCTTTAAATGGATAAAGGGCAGGTGGTAATTTGGCAATAGCCTCGGCAAGGTTGGTAGTCTGTAATTGAGACTTTACTAACTCAGTTGCTAATTTGGAGGCCTCTGAAGCGTTTTGTTGAATTAAAGCTAACTGCAAGGACAGCCTTAACTTATCTTGATCTGTTACTTTGTTTTGTAATGCTGCGTAAATCTGTATTTGTTCAATGTCAAAAATACTAGAAATTTGTTCTAGTTTTTTACGATCTGCCTCAAGTTTTCTCTGCTCAGCAACTAAAGCTTTTTCTTTTGCAATTGCAGCTAATCTTGATGCGGCTAATTTCTTGGCCTCTGCCTGTAACTTTAATTGCTCTTTGTAAGCCTTTACATCCATGGTTCTTGAAACAGGATTAAACGGCACTGCTAAATTTAACTTAGACTCAAAACGAGGGTCGTCTGGAGACAGGGTTGGATTTTGTAAACCTGTTTTAGTAATTAAAATAAACTTACTAAAACCTTTGATTAAGCCAGATATTTTTGAAGCAAGCGTATCTATACTGCTGCCATATTTTTCAGGGTCTCCAAAAGCGGCATCTAAAGCACCGACTAATTCCTTACCAATCATTTCCTTGGCATCTTCAGCTTTAGCTCTTAAAATATCCATCTTGCCAGCAAAAGACTCTGCTGCTATTTTTGCTTGGCCTTGGAATCTATCACTTAAATATTTTGTAACTTTATCCAAATCCATTGTTTTTAATTCGGCTTTAGTTAAACCAATTCCAAGTTTGCCAAGTGCGGTATTTTCTCCAAGCGCGGCCTTGGCTAAGGCATCTGTTACCGCCTGTAAATTCGCACCTGTTCCAGCAGAGGTATCTAAAGCTACTGAAAGTAAGTCTTGGGCTTTCTTGGCATCTAATGTAGCGTTAACTAAACTGGTAAACGCAGGGCGCAGTTGGTCATCCAAAACTCCAGTTGTATTTTGTAGGTTTTGAATAAATCCAGCCGTACTTAATACTGCATAATTCTGCCCTAAGTTTTGTAATGTTTTAGATAATTGATTGGCCGCTTTTGTATCATCTGCAAAAGCCTTGATAGAACTTTTGCCAAATTTTAAAGTTTGATAAGCACCTAAAGCGATACCTAAAGTTTTGGCTGATTTAGTTAAAACATTAAGTGACTTACTAGCTGCCTTAGCACCCTTGTCTTTATAGGTACTAACAATTGGGATTTCAATACCTGATGCACTCATGCGGCAAGTCCTATTCTACGCTTTAAGCTTGAATTGAATTTTAAAATAGCAGTATCAATAGCCTTAAAAGTTGCCTTAGTTACCTTGCCTTGATCTTTAGCAAAAGCGGCATAAAGTAATCTACCCTTATTCTTGCGTCCTCTACCAATGCTTTCTAGCCTAGCTTCTTCATCAATAGAATTTACAAAATGATAACCTGCAAAAGGGTTATTGCTATTGTAATTTCTTGTTGCCCTTGCAATCTTTTTGCCTTTGTAAAAATAATAACCTTCAGTACCTTGGGTAATTTGGTTTTGATAAATAGCACTCTGAACAGGCGCTCGACCATCTGGGTTTTTTCTTCCTGCTGTTTCATAAATAGCACCGGCAGCAGACCTGTTTAATAATCTATAAACATTAACAAACCCAGAATAGTTGCGGCGTGAACGCCCTAACGAATAAGTTAAACCCTTACGAATAACATCTGGGTTATATTTAGGAAACCCTCTTGCTTTTCCGGCGGTACGAGAAACAACTTCTTTACCTTGATCTTGCCAGCCACTTAAACCCTGTATTTGATTTGGCACATTAGTTCTAGCTTCATTTACAACTTCACGCATGGCAGAACGGATTTCTTTGTTCATTTCTTTGTAAAGGTCAGGCGCAAACTTCTTTAAGGCTTTTTGAACCTCAACGATACCTTTTACCTCTACTGGCATTATCCATCCTTTTTGATCTATCTTTTAAATAAGCGATTGTTGCTAAAAACAAAGACCTATCCATGTTTAAATACTCTGAGTGCGGTATGCCAGTTTCAACTGCTAATTGCGCAACTAAATAGGTAAAGTCATACCGCGTTACCCATTTGGGGAATCGGCGTCCATGATTTCTACTTTTGCAAGTGTCTCAAGGTACTTATCCCCAAATGGTGCAACGGTTACTCCAGCTCGACGCTCGGCTTCCCATGAAAGCCAATAGACATCCGACTGTTTTTCTTCATCTCTAAAACGCTTATGAAATCCTGTTTTAAAAAATTGTTCGAACGCATACTCAAGTGCAGTGGTTATGTCGTATTCTGCCACTTCCCCTGAAGCCTTGGACACTCTGAGTTTAATCATTTATTACTCC